GGACATCAAATTCAGCAACAACGTCGCCGTTTGAGTCTACCACACTTACGTAAATTCTATCTTGGTCTCTCTTCCAAGATATAACGTCACCAAAAGGTGTTTCAGTGTCGTACCACTCGCCGTCAACTACTACATGACCTTCAGCAAACAGACTGTCGGCAATCTGTCGTGAAAGTTGTGCATATATGCGTGATTCTAAATTGTTTTTAAATTTGTAAGCATTTGAACTTTTGTATTCTCTGTCAAGACGATCTAGTTCTGCTTGTATGTCTGCTTCAATCTTGTCTTTGCGTTGTTGCTCCAGTTGTGCAACAGTCAAGACGTGTGTACTGTATCCATTGCCGCTGAACGCTGGCGAATTAAATTCAAATATCAATTCTCCTGCATTGGCAGGTATTGCAATCAAACATGCAAGTATTATTATTCTTTTCATACGGATGCCCTCCAATATATTTATTGGAAGACACCTATCATTTAACTAGTACTTATTTTATGAGATAGTATACTTTATGCTTTACCAGATCTTACTTTAAGTAAATTCTTTAATCCGTCTTCTTTGTCTATATAGTTTCTAATATAGTCTTTTCCAGATTCTTTTTTTACACGTATAGTTAAAAATGCTCTGTTATTAACTTTATTAAAAATAGTAATTCGAGGAATTGGTATTCCTTCGCTAGTTTCGCCTATAGTCATTTTTGCATCTAAGTCAATTTTGTCTTGAGAAAGCAACCTGTCGGCTTTTTTAAAGTCTAGTAAGAAGAATTGTCCTTTTTCAAACTGTAACAACTTGACATTTGGCTCATTGCGTGTTCCGTAAAATTGTAAAGCATTAATAAATTTTTTTAAAAATACCTTTTCGGTGTCAGCATCAGATCCAGCTAATGCTATTTTAAATTGCTTACTTGCTTCATTATATGCTTTTATGTATCCGCGGTATCTATTAGGAGATTGCTTGTAATCTCCTCTAACAGTCTCTATATCTACACCAAATGTTTCGAACATATTTTTTAAAATATCAAACGATTCGTCGTCTGGATCAGTACCGGAACCACCGCCAGTCTGACCAAATTGTTTAACTGTGCCTACCTTTAAACTTAGATCAAAGTGTTTAGTTACTCGTTCACCGTTTTTATCAATATAAATCATAGTAACGTCAGTTTTACGACCACTCATGTCCGAAACACCATCGCTTATTACAGCAACTTCGTCAGGTCTGCCATTTAATTCGAACATTTTTGCATATCTGTCAGTGTTTGTTGTGTTTGTGTACGATATAATGTTTTTGATGATACCGAGCATTTCTGTGTCAGATAACAGCTTATTTACATCTTTAAAATCAACATAGTTGTTTATTGGTAATTTTACAGTTAACGTAAATTTGTCCACTATTGGATTTTCAATTTCTTTTGCTGAGAAAGATATTGTGCCTCCGGAATTATTTTCAGCAGGCGGAAACCGGTCGATTACACTACGTAAATCTTCTATTGTAATATCAGTTCCTGGACGTTTTATTAAACGAGCTAGTGTTGCAGCACCAAGAATGCCTTCGGCTGTGTTTCCTCTATTGGATATTTTTCCTGCTATAGACGATGCTTCTTGCCCTTTTGCCAAGCCGACCATTTGCTGAGTTTTAAAAATTTGACTTACTTTTATAGTTGTCGGCTTTCCATCTATAGTACCTGTTAACGACTGTGTTCTATCGTTAACACGTTGCCCTTTATTTGCAATAAATGTACCCTGATCTCCTTTGGGACCTATTAAAAATGTAGCATCACCATTATTAATGATGTCATGAACAATAGGCAGATATTTGTCGTCTTTAGCGCCGCCGCTTAACGAAGCTTCTTGCATTTTAAGATCTTGATATCTCATAGTTTAATCCTTGTTTAGTATATTTATGCTATGTCAGGAAACAAACATTCCTGTACAAAGATTCTTACATCATCTTCGTTTAACCCAAGGCTGGTCATTGTACGAGGAGTATGTGGATTTTGTTTTTGATAATGTGCATAACGATTTTGTGCTGCTTTAACTTCGTCAGTGTCTGCTTCGTTATTGTAGTTTGCAATATCTGTTAAGTAAGCATCGATACTATCTAAACTTAAATCTAGCAACTGTTGCAGTTCTTCATCGCTGTTAACATTACCAGCAGCTACCATATGTGGACTGAAAATAGCTTTTGCCCATTCAGGAAGTTCTCTTTCTTTTCGCCATTCTAACTTGGCTACTTCTTCGCCAAATGCAGCGATCATAGGATGTTCTGCTGTAACTGTTCTACTGTAGTCATGAAAAAATCCTGTTATTTTACGTTCGCCTGCAATAACATCCAATCCAAATATAGGACCGTTATTGTCCAATCTTGGAAATACACAACAATGCATCATCCACAGCCCTTTACTATCTCGAGCGTCTACTACATCAATGTGTGCTCTACGATAGCTGTCGCTTTGCCAAACTCTGTTGATCCAACCGGGCTGATTAAATCTGCTCATGCCCGGTTCTTGTATTTCTACACCGGTTGCATCAAATGCGTTGATCAAACGGTCTTGTATTTCTATAAGTGTATTCCAAACTTTACTCAACGTCTAGTTCCTCAAACAATTCCATGGCAAATTCAAAACAACGATTAGCTTCGTCTGCCATGTCATCGTTTAGCATAGACCTAATTTTAGTTTTAAGTTCTTCTACATTGTTAAAATCATACATAGAACCTGAACCTGGGTTACGCTTTCTAATCATCTGTCCGCCGTACATATCGCCAAAATGACGAACATATATATGTGCAAGTATTCCTTCTCTGTCCAAGGTTATAACATGCTTTTCATACTTTCTTACAACTGACATTAGTAACGCAAGTGTTGTGCCTATAGCATATTTTCGTTCAAGTTCTCTAAGATCCGCATAGATACGATCTGCTCTGTGTATATGGTTGAGTTCAGGTAATACACGTTTAGCAGCATCTTCAAGTATTGAATAGATCATGTACTGATTGTATAGGTACTTGTGATATTCTTCAGGAGTTAATCCTTTGAGTAGTTTTCGAGCAAACTCAGTACGTTCTGCTCGTTGATGATTTTCCCATGTTAATTCTTTTAATTTACTCATTCTTCTTCAATCTTAATACGCAACGGAAATCCATTGTCTCTACAAAGAGTTGTTGCTTCTATTGCTTTTTGTTCAGCAATCTCGTAAATGTAAAGTCCGACTACTCCTGACCCTTCGTCGTGTATTTTCATCGTAAGAGCTTCTGCTGTATCACGTGTATGTTTAAAAAGTTCGACAAGCAAACTTACAACAAAGTCCATTGGAGTTTTGTCGTCATTTAAAAAAATAACTTTATACAACCTAGGTTCTTTAATTTTTACTTTTACTTTTTCGTCAATTTTTACATCGTCCAGCGTACTCATGTTTACCCTTTCATAGTTGGGGGAGGGATCTCTCCACTCCCCCTAGACTTGTTTAGCCTTCGATTAGATTTGCAACACTGATTGCAATCTTTTTAGGTTGAAGTTCTTCTGGTACATTGCGCTTGAGATGAATGTTCAACATCCCAAGTTCAAGTGTTGCGGTAGCAACTTCAATGTGGTCGGCTAGTGTGAACTGTCTGCGGAAATTGCGTCCGGCAATACCCTTGTGCAGATATTTCACTTCCTCACTACCAACAGGTGCTGTACCTTCGACAGTTAGAGTATTCTTATCTAGAGTAATGTCTAGATTGTCCATACCGAATCCTGCGACTGCAAGTGAAATCATCCACTCGTTTTCGTTGATTTCTGCTACATTGTATGGAGGATACCCGTTGCTTTTGCTGTTTGTAAAATCTCTTTGAATTTCATCAAACAGTCTATCAAAGCCAACTGTTGCTCGTGTAAAATGAGGTAAGTCTAGAGTTGTTAATCTTGTCATGTTTTTTCTCCTTTAATAAGCAAGATGTTTTGTACCCTTTCGGCGTACATTTTATTTACCATTGGTGTTAATTTCCAATGGTTGTTTTTTCGTAAACGCTGTTATGCGTTTGAGTACAACGAATAAAGGTTGCACATTTGGGAAGTTGCTTGATTATATTTGCACCCACATAGGTACAAGTACTGCGCACACCTCCTAGGATTTCCTGCACTGTAGAATCTACAGGTCCTCTGTAAGGCACAAGCACTGTGCGTCCTTCTGACGAGCGATAATCCTTCAACCCGCCAAAATGCTTTTCGTTTGCACTTTTACTACTCATACCGTAGAACTGTACAAACTGTTTATCTACTTTGATTTGTGATCCAACATCTCCGTAAAAACCTTCTGTGTCAATTTCATTTGTAAGATATGTTTTAGTAATAATGTCACCGCCGCCTTCGTCGTGTCCAGCTAGCATACCGCCTAGCATTACAAAGTCGGCACCAGCAGCAAATGCCTTAGCAACATCCCCAGGAGTAGTACATCCACCATCAGCAATAATATGACCGCCCAAACCGTGAGCTGCGTCGGCACATTCAATAACTGCACTAAGTTGTGGGTACCCAACGCCAGTCTGGATACGAGTAGTACAGACACTACCAGGACCAATACCAACTTTAACAATATCTGCTCCACTTAATATTAACTCTTCTGTCATTTCTCTTGTTACCACATTGCCTGCAATAATTACAATGTGTGGATAAATTTTTCTGATATTACGAACATGCGAAACAAATGCTTCGCTGTATCCGTTGGCTACATCAATACATAGATACTTGAGATTATCTTCTACCCGAGCATAAACTTGAACAAATTTATCATAATCTGCTGCACTTGTTCCAATACTCATTGCAACATAGTCTGTTCTGTATAATCCATCACCATAAAAAAAGTCAACAAGTTCTTCTATAGTGTAGGTTTTAACCAAACAGGTAAAAATGCCTTGTCTGGCCAATTGATCAGCCATTGCAAACGTGCCAACACCATCCATGTTAGCAGCCATGATCGGTATACCGTCATAGTGAGGATCATCACTGCTATTGTGAGGAAAGTCCGGAACGTAATTACGAAACTTAACTCGACGAGTTAAAGATACTTCGCTGCGGCTTTTAAGTGTACTACGTTTAGGACGTATAAGAACGTCCTTGTAGTCTAACTTAACGTCCTCTTCTAATCTCATTAGATATCTCTCGCATCACGCATTTGTTTTTTATGACGACGAATAGCAGCTTCTTTGGCTTTTCTGCGTTTGGTGCCTTTGCTTTCGAAGTACTCACGGTTCTTCAAATCTTGAAAGATGCCGTCCTCTGCAAGTTTTTTCTTTAGCTTTCGTAGTGCCTTGCTGATGTCGTTGTTGTAAACATCAATTCTAATACCACGTGTTGTTTCATTTCCGTTTTGAGAGCTTTTACTCATTTTTTCCTCTATCTATAAGCAAGTTTTCTAACCATATAAAATCATAAACTCTATTCTTGCTGATTAAATTATACGGTGTAGAATTATCGTTTGTCAAGTAAAAAGTATTACCTTGTGCAACTACATGAGAAGAAAATACTTTTACCATCGGGTCGCAATTGTCAAGATCAATGATTGTAATACTTGACAGTTTACAAGTCTTTATTAACCATTCTATGTTGTGTGATCCGTCGGGGCTGGTTTCGTAAAGATACAGATTAATAGGATCTACAATATTAAAAAGTACAGAGTTAACTGCATTTTTAATTGATACTGAAGGACAAACTAATAGTATACTTGGTGTATCATTATAAAGTGTATCAGGCGGAGTTATAACTGTAACTTCATTCATCCTTGGGTTTTATTTTACTCCATATAGAATTATCAGATTGTTCGCTATTTTGACTATAGCCATTATCCCATGGTAATTTTTCTATCTTACCTTTTATATATGCATCTTTGTGCAGTTTGATGGTTGCATCTGGATTTTCTTCCTTCCACTTCTGTTTGGATATCTTCACATCTTCCAGAAGTTCGATTTCTTCTACATGTCGTCGTCGTTTTTCTTGTTCAGATTCATCAAGCTGTATTTCAGTTGATTCCAATTCTGCATTGCTTTCATCTGTGCCGGCATCAGTGTTTTTTGATACAGTAACTCTGCCAGCATCATCTGCTGTAACAGTATTTGATTGAATATTTTCATCTGTGATTGCCTCTAATGTAATTTGCTTTGATCCCAAGTCTCGTCCTTGAGATCCTGTTCCAGCATTGTCACGCAGCTCGGAAGTGGTGTTAAATGTATCTTCTTCATCACCTGTGAGTTTATTGCGGGTGTTGTTTGTTTCATCTGATGCATGTTGTTCATGTTTAATAACATGCTGGTTATCATCAATTTTAGTGTCATTGGTAGTTTCCTTGTTTTGCCTTTGAGCAGTTTTGTTTGATTTTACAAATTCAAACGTTGCCTGGCTAGCAATTAAAAGCAACACAGCCAATGGATCGAATACAAAAATTATGATAACGATAACCCATTTTACTGCATCTTCTAATAGTGTTTGGTCGGCTGTTTCGCCGTATACAAATTCTGCAAGATATTTAACAGGTCCGACTTCTGCTTCTAGTTTTCTGTATTCTGCTTCTAGTTTGTATTTTTCTTCAGACAGTGTAGCAATTTCAGCTTCTGCTGTTTGTATTTTTTCTTCTTCAACAGCGATATCAGCATCGGTTGTTGTTTTATCTTCTGTTCCTAGTTGCTCTCTAAGACGATTGATCAGTTCGTTTGATTGTGCAATTTGTTCTTCGGCAACAGTTCTCAAACGTTGTATCTCTGTCCTGGCAGCATCTATGACAGGAGATGTTAACTTACTGCGCTCACTTGCAATCAATTCAGCTAGGCGTTGTTTTTCGGTAGTTTGTGCAACACGGAACGATTCGATTGCACTGCTTGTTGCCGGACCTAACGAACCATCTGCCTTTACACCCACCAACGCTTGCAACTCTTTGATGCTGTTGCTTGCAATATACTGTTCAATTTTTTGTAAGTTATCGTTTACTGTGACCAGTTGATCTTCGTAAATCAAAAGACTGCCGGCTAAACGTTGCTCTTCTTTGCGAATAATTTCGTTTTGTTCGTCAATTGCAGGTTGAACACGAGTATATGCACTGTCAATACGCTGTTGTTCTTTGTCAATTTGTGCTTGTAATTCAGTGTCGTTGTTCTTACCTGCTGTTTCTAACTTTGCAATTTCCAGTTCTGCTCGGTCAACAATACGTTGTTGTTTGGCTATTTCAGAATCGATAAGTTCAATACGAGCAATGCCTTCTGTAGCAGCGGCAGTTTGTTCAATGTGTGCTTTTGATAAAAATCCAAAGATGCCCATGCTGGTAATAAACATCAGAACTACAGTTGCTATTGCCAAATAAGTCTTTAGCCACCAACGTGCTTGATTCCAGTATTTGTGTAGCCAAACTGCGGTAACTAACTTGCCCAATTCTAGTACACTGCCCATGACTATAATAGGCAATGCAGCGGCGGCAAAAATTGCAACAAGGCCAGATACACTGTAATAAATTGCCACAGCAGAAATAGACAATGCCGTGACTAAAACTAACCAACCTAAAAACATATTTTAATTATTCCTTGTTTAGTTTCTGCGCATCTGCGCAATATCTACAGCGTCATCTTTTTTATCTGCAAAGATAGGAACCATGTTGCTTTTGTGCATTGTTGCGACGCCAAGTAGTGTGCGTTCGCCGCTGTAAACCATACGCTCCTTTGCTGGACCGTGTCCTGCAACACGATCGCTTGTAACACGCGGACCTGTATTATAATCCGGTATATTATTTACACTCTTACGTTTACCATTAACGTATAGTTTTTCTTGAAGCTGAGTTGAGCTTACTCCACGTGACTTGAGCCACGCTTCGTGTTCTTCTTGTGCTTTCTGGAGACGTTTGCTGTTGTTTGTTTTTTTCTTACGACTGTACTTTGTAGTAGTCATGTAAGGGCCGACAAGATGCATTGACATGCAAAGTTCTCTCTTCTGTTAATAACAAAATTATTATAACATGCTACAATTTGTTGTCAACTAGAAATCGTTGATCATGACTTATTACTCGTATATCATTACGCAATCTTTTGGCCATTGTTGTGCAATTTTATAACCCCAACTGAGTAACAAGTCGACTGCTAAATTACCTTCAGTTCCGTAATATTTTTTAGAATAATTCTTGTTTTCCATCAATATAACCGGACGATATTTTTTGATGGTTTGTTCTGCACCGGCTAGTATAAAAGGTTCGTAACCCTCGCAGTCTATTTTTATAAATGAAACATTTGCAAGACTAAATGAGTCAAGAGTTTTGCATACAAAATTTCCTGATTTGTTTCTATCAACATGGGTACCAAAAGTGTTTTTAAGATAATTTAATACCACCGATTCTTCTTTATCGCTAAGACCACAATCGCATACCACAACATTTGTTAAATGAAATTTTTCCACATTCTTCTTTAAACATTCTCTAACCGCAGTATCAACTTCAAACGCATATACTTGAGAAAACTTCTTGTGTAAATTATAACTCATAATACCGTAATTTGCTCCAGCATCAATAGCAATGTCAAATTCTTTTACATAGCTTAGAGCTGTATCTAATTTATTTTTTTGATAATCTAAAACAGTAGGATTGTCAACAGAATCAGCCCGGCTCAATGCTGACCTTAAAGCTCTATCCCCGGGTACTGTTATCCATTCTTCTAATTTCATCTTATTTTATTAATTCGGGCCAATCAGCAGCAACACTCAATGCTTCTACGGATTCGTCTAGTTTTGGAAATAGGTTTATACCTGTTATTTCCTCTACCTTGTCAACTGACACGGCATGTAGTGGCAAATCCTTTACTGGAATTGCTTCGTTAGGGAATACAAATCCAATTGCTGTATTGTTGGTTGCGTTGTAAACAACTTTCCAAATATGCTGGGGAACTCCGACCTTTCCTGGACCAATGGTTAAGTATCCATCTTGATATATTGTGCCACTTACAACATAAATGTCATTGCTCAATGCTGTGTTTCTTACGCCTAATTCAAGTATACGCCAGATACCTCTGTTGTTGTTTGGTGTTTGCGGAATCATATTACTCAAGAAGAAACTTTCACTCATTTGTTCTTGGCTAGCTCTATTGTTTGCTGCTGGGGCTAGGTGTCCGCGATCATATGGCTCACCGCTATAATCCTCAAGTGTAGCTTCGTTGCTGTCATCTATTAAATCGTCAGGTCTAAAATCATCCTTGCGAATAGCTGTACCTGTAATGTCCATTTGGTCTAAACGCTCAACAACATACTCTGCTGTTTTTGTATCGTAACGATAATGAATAGCATAGTTACTGTGACATACGTATTGTGTGTTTTCTGTAATCGAACTCACAGGCGCACCATGAATAGTATGCTGCGGACAGTTATCGTCAATAGGGTTTGCAAATGCTGCAAATGGAAATAGTACTAATAGATACAGTGATTTCATCTTTTCTCTCTTTATATTTGTTTACACTACAACATTGCGCTTGGGCGATCCCCAAACATCACGTGCATTAACACGAATGAATCTTTTGTTGGTTTGAGCTTTGTTAGGATTTTCCATTGTTAATACCACGTTTAATCCTTTGGCCCATGCAGCACGTTGGTTAACTATACGTTGTCCACTGCTCATGTAATCCTTGCGCATTGCGTGTTTTGTGCTTCTACTAACGTTGCTATGAACGCCCTGACTGATAAAGCCGCTTGACTTTCCACCTTTTTTACCCATTTACTTTCTCCTTTTGCAATGCCCTCATTGTATTTATTATCTACGCATATATGTTTATTGAAAACAATAAAAAAGGGCCCAAAGGCCCTTTTTTCTACTTAATTTTACTGTATTCAGTAATTAGAAGCTAAAGCTCACGCCAAGTGCTGGAGTAGTTTCTTCAGTGTCTAGATTGTAACCGACTTCAGCAAATGCACTTAGGCTGTTTTTGGTATAAACAACACCAGCACCAATGTTCTGTGCCATGTCATCTGCATCGCCGTTAACAAACGCAGAAACACCAAGTGCGTCCATTCCGCTGTAAGTACCAATTGCTTCATATGCAAATGCGTCGGCATAGGTAACAGCTACATTAGCATAAAGTGCTTCGCTAACATCAACTCCAGTTGCTACTGCAACGATAGTGTCTTCAGTGTCTAGGTTATAGTCAAATGCTGCATTTACATCAACCTTGCCGTAGTCATTGCTGTAAGCAAGCTGAATGTTTTCAACTTCGCCTACGTTAGCACTGATGTCAGTTAGACCAACAAGAACATCAAATGCGCCATGGCCAACAATCACGCTTTCGTGGTCATCTGCTGGATCAGCAAGAGTATCGCCGCCAACAACTTCTAGGCCGCCAAAGCTGAACAAGTCGCCCTGGTCGCCAAAGCTAACACTAGTACCGCCAAACGCTACACCAACGTGCCAACTATCAACAACTAGATCGCCGTTATCTGCTTCTACACCAACAGCACCAAACGCAGTAGCACCTTCAGCTTTGTGACCAAAGCTCAGTTCAACAGTTGGAGTTGCAACAAAATCACCTGCAAGGTTTTTGGTAAAGTCAGCACCGACTGAACCGCCAACATCAGCAGCAAAAGCAGCGCCAGCAAATGCAACGGCTGCAACAGTAGTAAG